CAAACACTATCTTGAACTGTACAATCATCACACCAATCAGGTGGGGTTTGCTTATACCCTGGAATCTTTTCTTCAATTTGATCTGACATAAATAAAGTATATCAGATAGTTGTCCACAGGTTTGATAGGCTAAAAATGTTAGTTATCCACATGTTTATCCACATATAAATCTTACTGATTATTTAATTAGATAGTCTAGAAGTGGAGTGAAGTGGAGGATAGTGGAGTATGGCGCATCTTTAAGGAGGGCGCTTCGTAATCCCGTTTTGCAAACCACCTATCCAAACATCTTATACCACATATCCAAACCTTTGTCAAACCTTTATATCCAGCATATTGGGCATGCATTATATACCAAACATTGGTGTTTGTCAACTACCAAACATATATATTTCCAATATAAATTTGTTTGAAAATGACAGAATTTGTCCAAATATCAGAGAAAAATAAATAAAAATGTTTGAAAAAGATTTAAAATGTTTTAAAATCAAAGAGAGTGTTTGAAAGCAAATGTCTTACTAGGAGTAGCCCATATAACTATGGCATATCTTGGATTCCCCCGAACTTTTCGGCTGGCATGCCATTGCCTAGAGCGGAAGATCACCATTTCGCCAGGGGCAGGGGAATGAACAAGACCAGGACTACCATCCTCATATAGATCAAAATCACCTATAGGAGTATGCTCATCTACAAACACTATTTCTCCATCTTCAAAGTCATCATTTAAATATAACATGCCTGAAAACATTGTAGGAGTCATACCATGTTTGTCAACATGCAATCGTAATTGAATACCTTCTTCTAATCTTGTAAAGGAGAAGCCTTCTAGGTATAACTCTTTATCATATTTGAAATGATCTTTGACTTCTTTTAAAAATACCTTTGCATATCCAAACATGATGTTTAAGATATGTGGAGGATATAGAGATTCTTTTCTTTCTAATGGGACTACAGATCTATAAGCATATCCATATCCATGTGCTGCACCTAATTGAGGTCTAAAAAGTTCTTCATTTTGATAGTTATCCTCTATCCAGGATTTTAAGGTTTGGATATCTTCCTCTGATACAAAATTTGGAAAGATCTTAATGTCGGGCATTATTCACCGTCATTCGTAATAGTATTATCATTCACGCTATAATCGGGGGTAAATGAAAAAAATCTACCCATAATAGGAATAGACTTAGTAATAGAGACAAAACCATTCCACATATTATCTGAAAATGTTTGATACCCTTTTGGATCTTCACGCATATAATCTGAAAAATGATGTCTTCCCATACAATGAATTATACCATTGTTTGGAAACTCCAGGAAATTAATTTGACTTTCGTAATAAGGTTTGATATAATGTTTGGCACTCGGGGCCGTAGCCCAGGATAGTTACTCTTCCTGAACTCCAGCATCTAAAAACATATCTGCTAATGAATCATAGGCTTGTTTAGATTCAATCTTTAGTGCAGTACATAACAAGTCCCAACATTCATTAATGTAAGCCTCAGCCACAGGTGTAGATGCAACTATGTCTTCTGCTATCATAAATGACAGTGGCAAACCAATATCATTATATTCTATAAAATCTTCAAACCCATCTTCATCTCTATAGTTTAACCAAAACTCAGAAAGGATTGCAACCTTTTTAGAATAAGGTGTATTGGTTGGCTCTGATGTCATAACCTTCTCGTTCCTGTTGTGCTACTTCTGTAAGTAGATTTAATCTGTGATTAACTGTATTACCGCCAACTCTTGCGACATACACGCCAACCTTTTCAATGTCAAGTCGCAAATCAGAAATGAGGGCAGAAAGTTTTAAGGCAACCTTTTCCTCATCAGTCATACGAAATTTCATTTTAGTCTCCAGTCCTTAGTTCATTGTATCAGAAAAAGTAGAGGGGGGCAAGCCTACCCAATGGACCTGCCCCACCTCATTAGTTAGCAAGGAGCGACCCAGTGTCCTCGCTGATCAGTGACACGCCATAGGCTGCCACAAATTTATCCCAATCGACGGACACATTATCAGTTACAGTTTTATTAGTAAAGTCTACTAATATTGTCTGCTCTCCTAGGTCATATCCGTCTTGGTCGATTGCATAAATACCAAAGCCTGTTTCATCTAGAATACTATGCTGAATTAAGTGGCTGATAATCATCCTCGTGCCATATGATGAGTCACCCCACCGTGGTTTAGCGTGTTGCATTGCATTAGCAAGGTCAGTCTGCCATTCAGTCTGCCCCCAATGGCTATATAGTACAACGCAAGGGCCTGCTTCAGAATCTTTAAAGACAAAATTAATACGTGCTCCCATTATTCTTCAATCTCCTCAATCTCATCAACTTCAATTGGATACCAATCATAGGCGTAGTTCTCTACGTCCTCTGTTAATTGTATGTCGTCCATAATTAAGACAGCCTCTTCTTCAGAGCCAGCCTCAACTTCAAACTCATACAGAGTTTCTCGTTTTGCTAGGATTTTATATTTAGGCATTGTGGGTCTCCATTCCTACTAGTGTCATCTCTTCAAGTGTAGCACAATTAGGGCATTTTTCCAAATCGTGGTCTTGGAAAGCATCTCTAATAAGATTATCAGGGTCCTCTAATTCTGCATTACAGTTCTCGCAGAAATACCACGGTACAGAGACTTGAACCTGAATAGTAGTATTATCAGGGAAAGGAACCTCAGTGATAAAGTATCCTAATCTATTTACAAATCCCCAGCCAGACCAGATATAAGACCCTCCATCATCGCCATCCCCATACATCCAGATACGGTTCTCATCTTGAGCCTTGACAAATTCTACCTCATCGCCATAGGTTTCAAACATATAGCCATGTTCCCCATCGTTAAATGAGGCATTCTCATCTAAATGGTTTGGAATAGGCTTGTAGGTCTCAAACCATTCTTCTTCAGTCATTTCAATAAAGTTATTCATTGGGATTTTCCATTCCTGCGATAGCAAACGATAGGTCATAGGTTAACTTGTATAGACTAGCATACGCCTCTGACACACCCTCCCAATATTTACGCTCCATAGATTCCATAGCGTCTGAGTAGTCATTCTCTTCTTCAATACGTTGTGCCTCTTCAAGTTGTGCTTCAGCCTCTAGCATTAAAATCTTTAGATGACCGTGCATAATATCAAGACCGCTAACTCCAGCGTCTACCATACGTTGTAGGTGTGGGTCTAACTTCTCTGTATAGTTATTCATTGATTACTCCTAGAAAATGGTGGGTAGCAATAATTTGCCCATTAGTAGAGATATCTTCAATCTCTAGTTCACGGTATTCATCGTCCTCATAATTAGAATAGTTATCCATTGCTGTTTGAATACGCTCTGAATCCTGTTCTAAAGATATGAGATGTAGTTTCATATATTCTTTGAATGTATTTAGGTCCATGTATTAATTGTAGCCTTTTGGTTTGAAAATATCAAGTTACGGGTGTGTGAGTTACATCACATCAGATCTGTGAGCAACCGCAGTTACAACAGTAGTTGCATACAGTAAGATAGTGGTCACAGTGCTCTGACTCTCTATCTAATGTTTCATTACAACGAGAACATAGGAAAGTCTCAGATGGTGAGATCTCCTCACAACTAATATAGTTCATCATTCTGCCACATGGACACCTCATCTCAACTATCCCGTTGGGAAAGCCAAAGCCATCCCTGGCGGTAAACTCAAGAAGAGCATCACACTCATCAGGATCACAGGTAAAAGTATACTTAGTCCACATCTTCTGTTATCTCCCTAGTTAAACTATTAAAGTAGCCAGTCTGTCCATCTGCATGGCACATAAAAATTCCAGGGATATCAGTACATTCCCAATGATGTTTATGCATGGTCAAAGTATCCCTCTGCCCATAGTCCTTGAAGAAAGTCGTGGGCCATAATAAGATAGTTATGAATAGCAGGATTCTCATCTGCATTAACAAGCAAGTCTGCTTGCCAAACACCATATGTCATATCTGCCAAATCCTTTTGTGTATAACCTAACATCACTCTACCTCAATTCCTGCATACTTAGCAATAGTATTTAGTGTAGTATGGATATGGCAGTCGCAGTCTTCTCCACCCATATTG